TCAGGCCCTGGCTGGATGAAATTTCCATCTGGTATAATTATTCAATATGGGAATAAGATATCCAGTGATAGCGGTTCAGTTGCTGTTAGCTTCCCTATCCCTTTCCCGACACAATGCTTCGGAGTAACAGGGGCTGGTACAGATGTCAATTTCGCAAATATTGCAGGTTGCCAGGTCATCGATAATGCGGTGTTTTATCTTTCAGCGTGGGTCGTGAATGCCGGTCCTGCATTTTACAGAACTGCGACAAATATTTCGTGGATAGCGGTAGGGATTTAATAATGAAATATGTATATAGTGCCGTCAGTAATGCTTTTTATCCCCTGGATCTGAAGAGTTCTTATGAGGATGCGGGGAGCTGGCCTGCTGATGGGGTGGAGGTTGATGAGGATGTATTTGCAACATACACCGGAACACCCCCAACAGGAAAGATGAGAGGGAGCGACGAAAACGGATATCCTGCCTGGGTTTCAACGCCACCACTCACTCGTGAGCAGCAGATTGCAGTTGCTGAAAATGAAAAAGCATCACGCATCGATGAAGCAAACAGCTTCATGAACAGTAAACAATGGCCAGGGAAAGCAGCTATTGGTCGGCTGAAAGTGGATGAATTAGCGCAATACAATTTGTGGCTAGATTATCTTGATGAGCTTGAGGTGGTTGATACCACCAGCGCACCAGATATCGAATGGCCCAGACCTCCGGTGCATGAGTAGCGACTTATGAATTTACAATTCGCTAATCTCATGAAATTATTTTCAATCACTCAAACTTCATGACTGATTGAACACAAATAATTAAGGGGCCGACCGGCCCCTTTCTCATGCTTTGAATTGCTCGCCGAACTTGAATCCAAGTCTTTCCAGTTTGGCATCCATCTCCATGATGAATTGCGGGATAGCGTCGTCGAATTTCTTCATGAACAGGTCTGAGCGTTCGACTGTCGTCATGAAGAAGTTATGCTTCAACATGCGCGGGTCGAATGAAACAAAGTCTACCGATTCCGTGCCGCATACCCACATCTGAAACTGAACCTGCTCCTGGTACTCTTTCTTGATTCGACCATCCACAATGGCCTCGATGTGATATCGGGTATTCCACGGAGCCTTGCACTCAATTGTTTTCTTTTCTGTTACGCCGTCTGGTGAGCATCCGCATCGCATGGTGTCATCACGGTAAACGAAAGGTATCTGGTTCACGATTTCACCGGTCGCAAAGGAGTATGACTCTATTGCGACCGGCTCGTTATCAATGCCATGCTGCAATGCCTTCGCGCTTACTGGTTCCGCTGGCGCACCGGTGGCAATCTCTGCGATTAACTCAGCCATTATTCCATCACGGGCAGCGCTTCCTGTCTTTGCCAGTACGCCAGATATGCTGGATGCGGTGATAACCCCCAGGCGGCACTTAAACCACATGTAGTCACGCTGAGCCACGGTAAGCATGTCGTGAGAGAAAACGTCATTGAATGCCGACAGGCGTGTGCGTAGTTGTTCGATTAACATTAGAATACCTCTCTATTTGATTGCTTCTCTGCCTGCTTATCCATGATGCTCTGGATGGTGCTGATGGCCTTGATTGCCTCTTCCTCAGTCAATTCCTCAATGGACTCGATAACGCGCTTGGCGATGCTGCCAGAGAAGTATTTAAGGAAGGCATCTTCCGGGCGGCTGATAAACTCCAGGCCTTCACGGATCGCTTTCACCTGCTCCTCGGTTGCCGGGCTGATTGCCTTTTCACGCATAGGCGAACGCTCACGAGAAAAATCTATTCCCTCTCCTTGCCTATTGAGCATGTCGATAGCGGCGTCAAGACGAGCCTTTTTTGGCCACGATTTACTTGCCCGTTTGATTACGGTCTTGCGAATCATCTCGCCTTCGTCCGTTTTCCACGGCGACATGTTGCCTTTTGTGAATGACTCTGAGCGCCCACGAATGCGGTGTATCTCTTCAATACTCATCTCTTCGGTCAGGAATGAGCCGTCATGAACTTTCGCCACGCAGTAGCAACCGACGATATCGCCACGTTTGCCGAATGCAGAATACTGATGCTCTGGTGCGGTATTGATTCCGGTATTCACGTAGGTGTCGTTGGCATACACCAGCTTAGTCTGCACCCACAGGACTGAGCCTGATTCAATGGCCAGATGCTCAAGGCCAAGGTATCCGATATCGAGACAGACCGTGCCTTTCCGTGGCACCAGGTACGCCAGTTTTGCAGCCGGGTTAAGGCTGATTCCGATAGCTGCGACGTTGATGATAGCGTTGCGAAATGACTCCTGATTCTTCATCGCCACCTGGCGGGTGAAATCATTATTACTCAGGTGCTGCAATGCAAACTGGCATTCTTTCGCAAAGTTAATGCGTTCATCTGAAAGCACGGCCTGGAATTGCTGCTCCTGTGCCATCAGGAATTGCTGCGCCGGTACGAGTGCCGGGAGTAGTGTTGTTGTCATTACCTTACCCTCTGTGATGATTGAAACCGTCTTGCTGCATCCCGACCTTTCTTTAGACAGAAATCGAACGCCTTTCCTTTCGGGAAATCGGTTTTCCGTAAGTGCAAATCAAGCGCCGCATCAGCGCCAACTTCTGCTGCCTCTCGGCTGAAACCTTCACTGATTAAAATCTTCTTAATGTTGTTCTGGATAAATTCTTCACGGTTCATTTTTTATTACTCATGAATGCTAGGAATTGTCTTGTACATGAAAGGCATAGCCATTTTTTATCATTAATATTAATACCTCCGCAATCCCCGTTATAGGAAGATGATCCGACGCTTCCGTTATATTGGATATTCAATTGCCCTGACTCATGATTGACCCACTCAGATGGGTCTGTGGTCTGATATCCGCATCTGTCGCATGTGTACTGGTTTAACGATTTAATTCCCATAACGCCTCCGATTTTTGATGTAGTAATCATACCTCATCAGAATATAGTGTCAACCATCATTCACCGATTGATTTAAGATAGTCAACCCATGCCTGCTCAAAAGCTGCCGCGCCGTAGCACAATGCGGAAAACTTCCCTTGCTCATGGGAAAGCCTCATAAAATCGCGCTGCTCCTTGCTGACAGATGACTTAGACCTGATGGCCCGCTTCATCTCAAATGCTGCGCCAGGACCCCACAGCGTGATGATGTCGCTCACGCCTGATGTTACACCTTGCTGCTGGAGTGACGCCCTGTGTTGCGGCTTAGAGTCGCTCTCGTTCGGTACATGGAAAGTCAGCTTTCTGGCATCAGGATAGAACTCCTTCAGCCATGCCATTGCGTCAATCTGCTCTGACACCTCAAGGCGGCAATCTCCCTTTGCCTCATCATCCCAGTAAATCCAGTAACCGTCTGCGTGCTGCTTTTTGACTATCATGAGAATTTCCTGCGACCAACGACATACTTGTTATTGCCGTTGATTCGGTACGCGATAGCCTTCGGGGTCATGAATGCCCCAGCCATCTTCACAATCTGCTCAGCGGTGCTCATGGATGCGACCCGCCCACGCCATCCTGGCTGAACGTAGACATCGACAAATTCCTTTTTCAGAATGCGCCTCGACAACTCGCCACCCATCGGGAATATCAGGTACGGCTGACGCTCGTCACCATAGAGGGTGAAGCGCACCATCAGAGCCCCTACTTTCGTGTTCAGCACGTCCATCTTCTTAACGCCCACCATTTCCTCATCTGAATACGGATGATGCAGCAGCGCCTTGTTTGAGTCCCTTAACTCGCGCCTGCATGACGGATTCCGGCATTCATTAGCTGCAATATCGTTTTCAGTCTGGCAGTCTGGGCAAATCTGTGACGTCCAGAAGAAGCCACAGCGTTTATCAGGCTCAGACTCATCCTTTGCCCGGCAGCGACGAGCGGCCTTGCTGTTCATCTCCTGGCATCGCTGGCATGGCTTATCTTCACCGCGAGACTTATCACGCTGCGCCAGCGCCTCGCCGGTAGTCGGGTCGTCCAGCAAATGCCCAAGCCGGTCGAATACCCCGGCATAGTCCAGCACCAGATAGTTCTCTTTGTGGAAACCGGCCTCTTCCATCCACTCCTCCAGCAGGCGAGCGCCACGCCCCATTGACTGAATCAGTAACACCAGTGAACCAATCGGGCGCAGGTAAACCACCACGTCAATCATGGGCGAGTTAAAGCCAGTGGTCAGCACCGACACGTTAATCAGCCAGTCTAGCTTTCCTTCCTTCGACAGCTTGATAACCCGGTCTTTCTCCGCATCGCTGGAATCGTCTGTGACCAGGCCAATCTTTGACTTGTCGATGCCCAGGGCAATCAGGATGCGGCGAATCTCCCTGGCGTGTCGCTTTGTCGATGCAAAGACTATCCGCTGGTTTCGGTCTTTCGTCTTCTCAATGACCTGCATCAGAATGTTAACCAGCTTCTTCTTGCCAGCGTCTGACATGGCGATTTCGTCCAGTTCTTTCTCACTGAACTCCCATGAGCCGCTGCGAGTTTCTACGCCTGAGAAGTCGATAGCATCGTCATCAGCATCCGGGAACCCATAGACCGGAACAGACAGGAACCCCATCTCGGTAAGTCGGTCGACGCCGATGTCGTAAACAACTTCATGCCAGAAGTCGAACGTGGTCAGGTGGGCAGTGCCTCTGAATGGCGACCCTGTAACGCCAACGATATGCAGCAGGCGACCGGATTTTTTCGCCACATCTGATAAGTGCGCGATGATGCGCATGAATTGCGTGTCTTCATTTTCAATGTCTACCTGGTGGCTTTCATCGATTAATAGTAAATCAACTGGCTTGTTGAAGTCGGCAAGGCCATTAACAATCGTTCCCTCTGTGCCTACTGTAACCTGATACACTTGGCGCTTATTGAACTTGGCGGCGTACATCCCAGCCGGGACGCCAAAGTCATAGAACTCACGATAGGTCTGCTCAGCAAGAATGGGCTGGCGGGCAATCTGCATCACGCGACCACCACGCTCATGTACGTGCTGCGCGATGATTGCCATCATGATGGTTTTCCCCGCGCCTGCTGCTGCATCAATCAGAATGCGACTGGCGACACACTTCTTCGAGTTTTCCCGGATGCGGTGTATCACCGCCTCCTTTGCTTCAGTCTGGTAAAATCGTGGTTGTTTCATTTTTTTTGCTCCCGCTAAAATTCAATGCAAACCTTATCACTTCACTGAATAATGTCAACCACCATCACCAGGTAAAATCATCATTCTCGCGCTCAGTCACCAGCAACACTTTTCGATTGAACATGGTTCCTTCTTCCAGGATGCCATCGTTAAGCATCTCGCCGATGATATCCTTGGCCTTGCCGTAGTTAGGGCATAGCTCCTTGCCCGGACCTTCGATAAACGCGTTAATGAATTCGCTGGTGCTTATCTGTCGGGAGTTGCTTCTGATACATTCAATGATGAGCGATTTAACGCGCGTCGTATCAACATGGAAGCGCTTGGCGATAGCGCCATTCACAATGGTCTCTGGTGGGTCAATAGTCAGCATGTCGCCAGCGTCACTTCGCTTGAGCCATACCGGGCCATCCCATCCTTTAAAGTTGTTATGCTTCGGCATCGTCAGGCGAATCACATCATCATCCCCCGGCTCTGCCTTCTCGCCTTTGAGCTGAGACATGGTTGCCAGCGCCAGATGACAACGAGCACCATCCACCAGCGCAGAAGCCCCGCGCGAGCCTCCTGGGTCTGTTTTTGATGAGTGGTGCACCATCAGCACTGCCGAGCCGGATAAATCAACCACGCGCCGCACAGCGTTGATAAACACGTTTGCCTCGTTGTTGCTGTTTTCCTCCCCGCTGGCGAATTTGTTCATCGGGTCAAGGATGGCAAGGCGGCAGTTACACGCCTTCAGTGATGCGGCAAGATTGCGGATAACTCCGGTCTGTTCCAGGTCTCCACCGCGCTCGCGCTTAATCAGGCGGATATCCTTATCGCGAAGTGGAACGAACAGGATGGACGAAAGAATCTGCGCCTTCTCATCACGGCTCATGCCAGCCGCCTTAATCAGCTTGTCCAGGCGATGCCGATAATCATCAATGCTGTCCTCACCAATCAGGAAGACAACTACCCCCTGCTCCACGGGAGAGAGGAAATTGTATTTCCCGCCAAATGCGGGACGCCCGAGCGCGACAGAAATTCCAAGCTTGATGGTGAGCCAGGATTTACCCGTACCGCCAGCGCCAGTAAGCAGAGTAATGTCTTTGTGCTTAATACATTCATCGAAAATCTTCTCGATAAGGGAATAGTCTTCATCAATGGTATCCAGTTGTGAGGCGATAACATCTGTGGGATTAAACAGCATACGACCTGATGATATCTGGTCAATGCCTGCGGTAACGTCACTTGCTTCTGCCAGACGGATAGCCAGCGAACGACCATCCTCTTTGGTGAGGATTTCACGGGCGGCATTCATCCGGCGCAGGACTTCACGCGCATTTGAGCGCTCGACCACGATGTCGGCATAGGCGTTGATGTTTGCGGCGCTTGGAGTTCCTTTGGCTATTTCTGACAGGTATGCGAACCCACCTATCTTTTCACCCATACCCTTGCTTTCGATAATGTCGAACAGGGTAATAACATCCACCGACTTTGCCTTGTCGGTCATCGCGCAGATTTCACGCCATATAATGCGGTGTGATGCGGCATAGAAATCTGATTCGCGCACATTCTGGAAAACGTAATCGGTACGCTCACGAAAGTCGGCATCGAATCCGAGTATCAGGACTCCGCCGATAAGTGACTGCTCAGCCGCCAGGTTAACGAGGCTGTTTGTTTGTTCTTCTGCCATGCTGATTTATTCCAGGTGAGGGGCAGATATCATCCCGCCCCATTAGCGATGGGTCAACCCTAGACGCTTGCGACAACGCCCATAATCTGAGCTACTGCATTGAATGCAATTCTCCACGCCTCATATTCACCAAAGCGATGACCGGTCATATGAGCCTTGCAATAGCGGCGGTTCAGGTACTGCCCATCCCAATTCCAGATAATGATAATGGAGTCATGCCCTCCACTGCGGATAGTGACATCTGCCTTTGGGTTGGCGGCCTGCGCCATATTGAACAGGGAGAAGATATTCATGATTTCACCTTTAGTCCGCAATTCGCCAGCGATTCATGAACCATGTCACAGTCATAAACTTCACAGAAGAAATTTGCCGGGTCTTCCTTTGATGGCAATTCAATCTCAATCGCCGCGCGACTGGCCTGCCATGCTGTAAATAGCATGTCTTCAAAAATCCTGGCCATGTTTTCAGGCAGGCCATCAATCATCGCAGGAACCCACTCTTCAAACTGCTCTCTGCTGCTTTTCATTTGCACACCCTCATAATCTTTTTGCACCTGAACCTGTGCTCACTTTCTTGCGGGACCGGCATCATTCCTGCAGGCGTCATTTCGCATCTGATACACTGCCTGACCCAATACTTTTGCCCCGGATTGAAACGATACCAGTCTTTCGATTCTCCGCATCTATAGCACTGATACAGCCTCATAACTTCACCTCCTCAAATATCCCGCGCTGCATCATCCTGGAACTCCTTCATGCTCTCCTGCATCACACGAATGCCATTCATCGTGCCTTCATAATAAGAAAGGCTGATGAGGCTGCGAACTGCCGAGCGAGCCATTGTTTCTTCAAAACCAGACATGCCAGCCCAGTCAATCCACGGTGAGATATTGTTAATGAACTCATCCATAAGGCGCTGCTGCATTTCGTCGTACTCGTTAATTGATTCTTTAGTTAATTCGGTCATTTCCACTCCTCATTGATATTGTTCATTGTCAGTGGCTTCCATCCGTCAGACATCGCAATCTCAATTGCTTCAGCAAGTGTTGCGGCTTCAATCGGATCGCCCACATCATCTCCATCAAATGTTCGTTGAATCTGGTATCCAGAAACAACATACATAATCTCAACTGCACCATGCAGAGTGTGCATACTTTCAAGCCATTCAATTTTATCCATCATCGACCTCCTGTTGTTTCCAACAAATCTACCCGCCTGGTGTGATTATGTCAAACACTAATTTTATACTTTGTCTTTGCATTTCATCTGTTGACTTTATAAAAATAATATGATAACCTCACACCCTGTTAAGGTGAAGGGGGTGCGGGAGTGTCAACGGTAGTCACCAGCCACCCTATCATCCTACAGGGAGTGAGAATCAATCATAATAATATTGACAAACACCATCTCCACCATTAAATTCCCCTCAAGGTTGACACAACAGGAGGAATCAAAATGAAACGCAAACCATCCCCGCATTACGCAAGCCTTGCTGCACAAGTGGAAAAGCTCATTGCCGAAGTGAAAGAGCTGAAGGCTGAGGTTAAGGCGTTAAAGTCAGGTAGTAAGCCAACGCCCAACGACGCGGCGCCAGCTATCGACATGGCCCCATTCATTGCCAGAGCCCATGAAATTGACCCGGAGCTAATACCTGTCACCGACCTTATGAAGAAGTATGGATTCAAGAGCTGGGCAACGGTGGTGAACATCCTGCGCAACGTGCAGATGACGTCAGAGATTGAAGTGGATGGGCATATCCGCACCTTCACCCATAAAGTCAATGGCGATTTCTGGCTGCGTGATGTGGTGAATAACTCAGAGTATCGCCCTTCCGATGGTAAGCTCATGTGCAAAGAGGCATCCGAATCCGGCAAGAAGATGGGAACCTTTGCCATCCCGCGCAACTGGGTGCGTAGTGAAATCAAATCGTACCGAGGTTGACACTGTTTCATCGCGGGGCGATAATATGGGAAACAACGGAAAGGATGAATGATGAAACAATTTACCCCGCGCGACTTTATCCGCAACGGCATGAAAGAAGCGATGGATGCTGCGGCTAATGGCGAGGATGTATTCATTACTCCAGGACGCAGTAAAAGTTTTAACACACCAAACCCGCGCGCTATCCATAACTACGGCGAGAAAGTCGCTCGCTCACGGTTTAAGCTGGTGCTGGTGAAGGAGGATTAATGATTGAATTTAAACGTTCTGGCGACGTGATGGTTTTTGAGTGCCCTGCGTTCAAGGTTGAAGTTGTTGCCGATGCTGAGCGCATCACAATCAATGAGGCGGCAGCAAGTGGCCCTCGTGCCAAAGAGGTTATTACTGACGCATTCAAAGTCCTCGACATGATGATTGAGCATAAGATGCGTCATTATCCTGAAAAGCTAGAGGGGATTTGATATGGCGCTCACACCCAAACAGGCCGAGTTCTGCCGGGTGTATATGGAGACCGGCAACGCGTCAGAGGCATACCGTCAGGCCTATGATGTCTCCAACATGTCCTATGAGGCAATAAAGGTTGAGGCCTCAAGGCTTCTGCGCAACCCTCCCATCACCCTTACCATACAAGAATGCAATAACGAGACTTTAATGAAAGGCATGCTGACCCGCGAAGACCTGATTGCAGAGCTTGAGGAGGCAAGAATTGCAGCACTAACTGCAGAGACTCCACAGGCATCGGCTGCTACCCAGGCCACCATGGGCAAAGCCAAACTACTAGGTATGGACAAAGTTATTATTGACCATCAATCATCAGACGGATCCATGTCCCCGCAAGGCTCAGACATAACCGAGGCACTCAGAAGGAAGTATGGCTCAAGCGATTAAACTTTCCGCCGAAGACATCGCCACCCTGCGATGCGACCTCCTGGAGTTTTCCAAATACATGTTCAAGGCCCGAAAGGGCTTTGACTTTGTGGAGAACTGGCACCATGCGAAAATATGCGAGGCACTGGAGCGCTGCTTCATAGGCCAGTACAAGCGCCTGATTATCAACATTCCCCCTCGATACTCCAAGACTGAGCTTGCCGTGGTCAACTTCATGGCATGGGCTATCGGGAACTATCCTGATTGCGAATTCATCCACGCCAGTTACTCCAAGCGCCTTGCTGCCAATAACACCTACCAGGCTCGAGCCATCGCCATGTCGGAAGAGTACCGGGCTGTGTTTGGTGATATAGGCATGATGGCAGATGCTAAAGCGAAGGATGAATGGCGAACAAAAACAGGCGGCTGCGTCTATGCCACTGGCTCAGAAGGGACCATTACCGGGTACGGCGCAGGGAGATTGCGTGAAGGCTTCGGCGGCGCCATCATAATTGATGATCCGCATAAGGCAAGCGAGGCCAATTCTGACACCATGCGCCAGAATGTCATCGACTGGTTCCAGACCACGATGGAATCCCGCCTGAACAGCCCCGACACGCCAATCATCGTCATTATGCAGCGACTTCACGAGGAAGACCTAGCGGGCTGGCTACAGGCTGGCGGCAATGGAGAGGAGTGGCATGTAATTAACATACCTGCTGTAAACCCTGACAACACCGCTCTGTGGCCCTTTAAGCACTCGCGTGAGAAACTGGCAGAGATGGAAGCCAGCAACCCTTACGTATTCGCCGGTCAGTACATGCAGCGCCCTGCACCGAAAGGCGGCGGCCTGTTCAAAGATAGCTGGTGGCAATGGTACGACAACAGCTTTGTGCACCCGGAGTGGGAGTATCGCGTAATTTACGCTGACACCGCACTCAAGACAAAAGAACATAACGACTGGTCTGTATTCCAGTGCTGGGGATTCAAGGGTGGCCATGCTTACCTGCTCGACCAGATTCGCGGCAAGTGGGAGGCCCCAGACCTTATAAAGCAGGCTCGCGCATTCTGGGAATTGCACAAGTCGCCGATAAACCGTGGATTCGTGCGCGGCATGAAGATTGAGGACAAGGCCAGCGGAACCGGCCTGATTCAGACCTTAAAAATGGAAGGTGTGCCCGTCATACCGATTCAGCGCTCGGTCGATAAATTCACCCGCGCTCTGGATGTGCTACCACAAATTGAGGCTGGACTGGTTCATTTGCCGAAGGATGTTCCGTGGATGCCTGGATACATCGGTGAGTTCTCCGTCTTCCCCAACGGCAAGCACGATGACCAGATTGACCCCACTCTTGACGCCATATCAGACAACCTCGTGACAGGCTACAACCTTTCCGCCTGGTAAAAGAAAAGCCCCGAAAGGGGCTTAACCTCAGGATAACATCTCCGGTGAGATGGTTATCCGTCCTACCTCCCCAAAATCTGCACTGTAGGTGATTACGTTGGCGCTTCGTTTACTCATCCACCCGCCGAGAGACGCGTAGGTTACTGTGTAACACATAAAAAAAGCCCTCAACATGAGGGCGGACGTGCACAGATAAATATTTATTTTTATATGTCAATCCACCTTCCCGGCAACAAGCCAGCGAATTGCCGTCGCGCCGATTGCTGGCAGCTCACGCCTGCCTCGCTCCCATTGGCTGTACGTCTCTCGATGAACGCAGAGTTTGTCAGCCATCTGCTGTATTGACAGGCCCAACGATTCTCGAGCCTGTTTTATTTCGGATGCTTTATTTTTCACTTGCTTCAACAATCATTGCGCTTTTCCATTTTTCATTTGCATAGATTGCGTCAGCGACATCTTGCAGGCATTCAGCCTTCATTCTTACAACGATTGGCTTGGTCTTGAGTTCGCGGATTTTTGCTGTAGTGAATTTGATTGTGAAAGTTTTCATTTTATTATCTCCGTTTGGCTTGGCGTCTCGCCTCACCTCTTGAGATAAATATACAGTCATTGACTGTATAGCGCAATATATTTATTCCACATTATTTTTACTGCAACTCGCCACGCCCATAAAACCACAGTACGCGCTTCATAGCCTCGCTATGCTTGCAGGACTCAAAGACAGTGTTGTCCTCGCGCTTCAACTTCTTGGGTTTCAGTTTAACCTCTGTCAGGCCGAGATACTCAATCATTGCGTTGGTAACGCGGAACGAGTCCAGTAACTTCTTAGTTGGATAGTAGGCATTACACTTGAATCCATGGCGACCTTTGTTCTCGATCTTCCTTGTCGTGAATAACCCCTGTTCGGCAATCCCGTGCATCGCGGTCGCCATAGTTGACCTTGCTGTCTTAGCCCATATCATCAGATGAGCCTCTGCCAGCGTAGTGCCAGGCTTAAGAATAACGATAGCCTTGATGATGTCGCGCAGTGTGATTTCTTCGTTCATGTTATGCCCTCTGCCATTTTAAAGCCGCTTCAAGTTCGGCCTGTGAAAGCCTATTCATCATTGCTTTGTCTTGCTGGCTTGCATTTGCTGCGCCCATGAATCGAATTCCTGATGGAGTGCGAACAGTGGCAATGCCTTTTGTGCGCAGCATATTGATAATGGTTAGGGTGTTATTCATCACTTCACCTCCTGCTGCGGTGCTGCTGGCAGAGGCATCCAGTGTGTGACATGCTCTACCAACAGATTATCGCAATAGAAATTCCAGTACCTGTCATACGCACCAGACCAAACTTCTCCATACTCATTGAATGCCAGGATGGCCTTAAACTGCTCCGGCATCCGCTCACTGCAAGCCACCCAACCATCCGGAATTACCGGAGAGTTGCCAGCGGCTAACTTCCTGTTCAGCTCCAGCGCCACCATAGCGATGGTCGATGTTGTCGGTGAGTGCATGTGTGGGTTGCTTGCTACAGCTTCCAACCAAACGAGGTCGTTAAATCGATCGAAGTCGAAACTCTCGGGCAGCCTGTATTCCTTCTCTACAGGCTTGGAACCCTGAAGCATTGCTGCGCGATAGGCGTTCCAGCCTACAGCTTTTCCGTGTTCAAACGCGCTGTCAAAGTCATCATCCATTTCCATCGCAGCGGGCACAGATACCGGCGCTGGCGGGGCGGAGTAAAAATACTCGTCCTCAATTCCCTCAACGGGTTTTGAGAAGCCGATAAAATTACCGTAATGCCAAGGATAAGGGCCGTATGGCTCAACGGTCACACGACGACAGCGGTGAATCGCAGGCTCCGCTTCGAGCGATGCCAGCGCGATACGCGCCAGCTCTTTGACAACATCACAGTTTTTATTTCCTTCGCAATCATCCATCAAAAGCCAATCGTCATTGATTATTTCTTTAATCTTATCCCGTGAAAGTTCCATTATTTCACCGCCTTAGCTTTTCGTTCTGCTTCACTAAAATCCCAGTCAACACGATGCGATATTTCAATTGCCGCCCTAACGGAATGCTCAATCATGATGTCGAGCTTTTGAAGTGTCATGGCCATATTTGGATTTCGAGCCAATATTTCTGCGCGAAGAATTTGCCAGTCATTGCATGTTTCAAGTAATGAATTAGCCATTATCTTTACCCCGCGCTCCATATGCAGATAAGCACTCTTCAAATCCAGCCTGATTATCCGTTTGACCAAAACTGAAGCCATGCTGGAGGCCATGACGAAACGCGCTATCCTGCAATTTGTCTGCGGATTCTAGTTTCAACTCCAGTTCAGCAATCCGCTTCTCTGCGGCTTCCGCTCTGGACAGCAGCTTATTGACACGCTCAATGCTCATGTCGATAACCTTGTCTTTGTCCTGGCGCAGAGTGTCGATTAGCTTATCTGCGTCTTCCAGCTCATCCAGCAGCGCCAGCACGGTCTCGGAGTGAATATCCATATTGAATACGCCATGCTCTTGGGCTTTCTCTGCTGTTTGGCGCAGCGCATGTTTGTTGATGGTCATTTGGCTGCCTCCCGGCGAAGTTGGGCGGCGATCTCCTGCAGTTCGTCGTGTATACCGTCCAAGTACGGATTGACGATCGCCTCTTCATACTGTCGGTTTTCAGCAAGTCCACCAGCACAGATGTTGTTTGAGCAGTCATTGACGACTGTAATCGCCATCTCCAAACCCTGCGCCCGCACTTCAGCCAGGAAGGCGTCGGTGGATGGGGTTTTGATGCGTTTTGCGGCAGATTCAATCGCCTCGCGCGTGCTGCTACCGATTTCACTGGTCCCCAGCTTGCCAACAAAACCAATAATCTGTTCGGGGAACCGCTTCAGAGCCGCATTCTCCGCAGCCAGCGCCGCGCACTTGCTCTCAGCGGTATCTAGCTGTGACTCCATTTCTGCGAGCTTCAGTTCAAGATTGTTAATGGTCGCGTCTGCTGCGCGGAACTCGCGACGGGATTCGGATAGTTGCTGCTCAAGCTCTTCTAGACTATATGTAGTTTTTGCCATTTCTTAAGCCTCATAAGAGTTAATGATTGCCTTGATGCGCCGACGATACCACTGCATGATGTGTTCGTTATGCCAGTTGCTCATTTCTTCTGCTCCGCTAAAAACTTATCAATGTGACGATTCTGGTCTGGGCCTGGGAAACTATTGCGGGCAATTACCTGCTCGCGAGTTTCTGGTTTTGCTGGTCGGTTGCGTTTCCCGCCGACAGCCACCGATGTGTAAACTGCAAATTCACCAGCCATTGTACATCTCCTCTAAATCTGCCTGTGCTTCGATGATTGAGCGCTGGCGCTCGATGTCATCCTCTGTCGGTTCATCCTGCCAGTTGTCTGCGTGGATGCGCTCGTCTCTGTCTACTACATCAAAGGCCATATGCTTTCCTCAATCTCATCATAGCTGCCTGCCACGACACTTCACACTTGTAGCATCTTGCTGCCTCAGCCCAAACTTGGGCGTTTGTAAATGCGTACTTATCTTTGATATTCATACTGCCTCCCGTGTTGATATGAGTAAGATTACCATGTATTATGTTTATGTCAACCACAACATGAGGACTTGAGATGAAAGATTATGAAGGAGAGCGAAAATGATTAAGTGGATGCCGATGCTTTTCCTGGTGCTGTCGGCAATATTCTCGGCAGCTATCAACCGCGACATCTCTGCGGCTATGTACCTTAGTGCGGCCGGAATCTGCTTCTATCTCGGGAGGCTGAAATGAGATGGTGGCTGATTGAGCGCTGGGGGTTTGGAGATGGACTTCGGCGGAGAGGGGTTAACTTTGCTCGCTACTACTTCGCCCGCGCGCGTCACAGAACCATGCGCGACATGGACATAATCCGCATCAGTGAAAGAAGTCTTTCATGCGAGAGAAGTTCACGATAATGAACGTGGCTGCGGCGGTAACTCCACCCAGCCACCACACCTTACCTTTCAGCTTATCCACTTCCTCACCCATTTCGTCAACATCACGGCGCAACTCGACTATCTGCTGAATACTAGCGTTCTGGCGCTCAATGCTTATCTGGATGGCGTGGATGGACTCAGAAACCCGGTTTAAAGCCTGGCTCACATCCCTCTGTGCATCCGCAAGGTTCGCTAGATTCGTCTCAACTTTCGTTAGCCGCTCTTCGACTGTAGACATGTTTATCCTGTTAGGCATAGGCACCCCCTTTATCATAGGGTACGTGCTCGTCTTTAAATGAATATACTGGAATAGTCTTGGAATTGTAACAGAGGGCGATCGAGATGGAAAACCCGCCGAAGCGGGTAGTTGGTCAGAATGGGCAATCTTCAGTCATTGGTGGCGGGTTATTTTGCTGCTGCTGTTGACGCTTCCATGATTCGCCCCTGTGCCACCTGGAAATAACCAGCGTCCATTTCAATGCCTATGAACCTCCGCCCGGTATTCATGCAGGCAACGCCGGTGGTGCCGCTGCCCATGCAATTATCTAAAACGGTTTCGCCTTCGTTGGTATAAGTGCGTATAAGGTATTCCATGAGGGCGACAGGCTTCTGCGTTGGGTGAACGGTCTTTTGAGCGTTAGCAAACTTTAGCACTGACGATGGCATTGACTTGTCAGGCGGGCACTTGAACACGTCAAGCCCATGTGCGCCGTAATTGCTGGTTGTTTTTGTTCTGCCGGTTTGCGGGCGAATATTCTCTTTTGGCTTGTCCGTTATTTGCGGGTTGTAGGTCGGCTGCTTCCGATAGAACACGCAGACATCTTCGTGCTTCCGCATAGGTTGCTTCCATGCATTTAGGTGTCCGACAGCCTGCGTCTTTTCCCAAACCCATTGGTACTTGAATGCGACAGGTTGTGACATCACAAGCGCTGCAGTGAAGGGCTGCGCAGAAGTTAGAACCACTACACCGTTCTGCTTGAGCGCTCGCCAGTAGTGCGCCCATAGTGCGTCGAATGGGATGACGGAATCCCATTTGTTCTGCGTCGTCCCATAGGGCAAATCACACAAAATCAAATCAACGCTACCGTCTGGAATGGACTTCATAACTTCCAGGCAATCACCTAAATGCAATTCGTATTTGTTCACAATTAAACCCCATTGATGTTTTGTGCTGCTTTCTACGGATAACCGGCTTTTACTATTGATAAAAACCCGCCGTCTGGCGGGGTTGGTGTTGGTCAAAACGGGATTGAATCATCGAAGTCAGTTGGGGGCTCATGCTGCCCGGATGATGCTGGCTTGCACTGCTGTTGCGGCTTTTGTTGCTGAGACTGGCCACACCCGCCTTGCTGAGGCTTGCTTTCCTGCTTCCCTCCCAGCATCTGCATTACGCCGTTCATGCCAACGACAATCTCGGTGGTGTATTTCTCCTGTCCGGATTGGTCAGTCCACTTGCGCGTGCGTAGCTGGCCCTCGATATAGACTTGTGACCCTTTGCGGAGGTATTCACCTGCAACCTCTGCTAGCTTGCCGAAGAGTACGACTCGATGCCATTCGGTATTCTCCTTCTTCTCACCTGTCGCCTTGTCATTCCATGATTCCGACGTTGCCACCGTCAGGTTTGCGATTGCGCTGCCTGATGCGGTGTATTTAACCTCCGGGTCATTGCCGAGGTTGCCGACTAAAATTACGCGATTCACGCCACGACCTGCCATTATTTGGACTCCTTGCTGTAAACTTTAATTTCTCCAGATGATATGGCGTCGTAAATCCTCTCCGCATCCTCGAAAAATGTTCCCCGGCCAATCATGCTGGCTATTTCATGGCATGCAGACTCCCGCACATTTTCCGCTTCGGTGCGGAGTGGGCGGAAATTATGCGTGTTTGATTGCAGAGCTACCGGTGTGTTATTGCTCCAGCCAAAAACAGCTTTACCATCAACGGCGATGCACTCAAATCTACACCACTCGCTTCCGTGAACCTTGTATTGGTATTCGCACTCACATCCAGCAGATGGCAACCATCTCCCATTCCATAACGTCGCTGGCGCCTGGCCAATGCAGTCATTGAGGTCTTCTTCGCTCGCATCTTGCTGCTCCTCCTGCTGAGGCTTGTGCAGGCGGTAGGCGATGATATTTGTAACGTCATCGTCGTGCTGCCAGATAAATGCAGATGCAGGTACGTCGCTCTTCTCGCTGCCATCTTCAAGTTTGATGTCGACATTAGCACTTTCATGAACCGGACACTCACCACCACCCCACTCAATCCATCCATCATTTTTGGCGAGGGCGGATTCGTATTGGGTGCGGGTGACTTTTAATCCGAAGGCCCATTTGTTGAAAGTATCATCTCCATTATCCCCATCCTCATGAGGCTCAATCACAATGTTTGTATTTGATTCTGCGCAGGAGTCATCTTCATTATTGAAGCAAAGCTCCCCATGTTTATACTGCGTGATGTTATCAACACCCTCAGGCCATCCGCCGCTTTTAGGCAGCTCTTTAACCAGTAAGTCGATAAGTTTCATTGTTTTTCTCCCATTGAGGTTAGGTAATCTTCATGCCTGCAAATGCCCATCGCTCCCGTTATTTCTGTTTTCTCAATTTTTGTTACGTAATGCCCGTTCATGTGCCAAATCCTTCCATCCGTAAAGACTCGCAATGCCGTGCAATTAGGTGGCCATATCCACCCATCACTCATGGTGTATTCAGCAAGGTGGTCAGATAGCTTCATTGATTTTCTCCCAGTGCTTTTTTGATTGCAGCCTGTGCTGATTGAATCTCTTCTGGATATGCATCATTCCAGTTTTGCTTACATGCTTTGCTGACCATTTTCTGCAATGCCTCCAGCAACTCAGGTGCTGCGGCGATGAGGTTAGCGTTCGCCTGTTGGTATCTCTGGTCGCCGTCGAACTCAACCCATGCGACAGGCAATATCATTCCATAAGACTGGTCGTCATCCCGAGAAACCGGGCCGATACTTCTTTCAGTAGTGGATGCAACCCACGGACCAGGCGTACCTTTAAACTCTTTCATCTTCTTACCCTCTGTAGTTACCCGCTAAAATGCCGCGTTAAGCGACCTGTTTCACTGATCGAATTGTTGTCCACGACACCGAATGTTCTGCCGTCAGCTTGAAGTGGCGCTCACACTCATAGCATTTATGCTCTTCCTGGCAGGCGTCGTATGATTCATCGGTGGATATTTCAGCTTTACACCACGGGCAGCGAGCTTCGTCTTCATGCCAAAAATCCATCTCATCGTATTCATCATCAGGCACGATCCGGGCCTCAGCTTCTGCGAGACGCTGTCTGTTAATCTTTTCCTGGCAGTCATTGCAACGCCACCCACCACTGCAGCCCCATGCTGTTGTGGTGCTCTTTCTGTCGCCGCCACAATCAACGCATACATCATGCTTTTGGCAACGGGAATATGCCCATTCTTTAGGCTCACCATTGCAATGGTCGCAGCCTTCAACCCAGTGCCAAACCCCATCAATTTCCTTTGAATACCAGCTCTTCTCTGGAGGAGTGATTTCAAAATCGCATTCCTGGATGCATTTACCACCCTGAACGATCCGCTTTCCGAACATCTGAGTACTGCCGCTTCTTACCCGTTCAATCCCAGGGAAGAGGCGAGGGTCGTTAATGACTCCCCGGATAATCTCCCCATCAATTCGTTTGCACATACCCTCACCCCTTTGTTTATTCACCGCAGGACACTCGACCCGCTCGTTATTGATGGCTAAATCTTAACTCATCCACACCTTATGTCAACCACTATATCAATCTATTTTCACTGATATCATTTCGTGCTCTCTCTTTTGACTTTGTATTTTTTATATGTTAAATTGGCTACGCTTCCAAGGGTTGCAGCGTGGCATCGCCGACAGGCAAGTATGCCGCGTCGCGCCCACTGGTTGCGAATCGAGCCAAAACATAACAATGAGGTTTTTATGACCCCGGTTATCCAATCAATTATCGACGACATCATCAAAGCAGAGGGCGGTTACTCCAATAACCCAAATGACTCTGGCGGCGAAACGATGTACGGCATTACCAAATCAGTAGCTGTGGCAAATGGCTACTCCGGCGCAATGAAAGACCTGCCAATCTCCCTGGCTGAAAACATCTATTACACTCAGTACGTATCCAAGCCAAAGTTTGACCTTCTGCTTCCGGTGTCCAAATCCATCGCAGAAGAGGTGATTGATACCGGCGTCAATATGGGGCCAGCAGTGGCGGGAAAGTTCCTTCAGCGCTGCCTGAATGCTTTTAACAACCAGGGCAAGCTGTACGCTGATATCGCCGTCGATGGGAAGGTTGGCCCAGCTACAGTCGCTGCTCTGAAAAGCTATCTGGGGACGCGCGGCAGCCAGGGTGAAATCGTGATGCTGAAGGCGCTGAACTGCCTTCAGGGTGCGCGGTATATTGAGCTAGCTGAAGCCAATCAGAAGAATGAGGCTTTCGTATATGGCTGGATTGCCAATCGAATTTCTCTCTGATTATTTGGTCGAGGCCTGCATGGGTGCTACAGTAGCAGTTATCCTACTTGCGCTATTCTGGAAAACCGATGATTAAAGACCTCCTAACCTCGCCCGTCGGCGATTTCTCACTGTCAAAAACATGCCAGTTTACCGGCGTCGTGATTTCGTCAGGTGTCATCGTCTGGCAGGCATATCAGAACACGCTGACAACCGAGATGTTCGGCATCTATCTTGCCGTCGTCGTGGCTGGCAACTCTGTGAATAAGCTGATTGCTGTGAAGGATAAAAAAGATGCTGACCCTCAGTAGTATCATCGGCGCAATCACAGCGCTAATCCTCGGCGCTATCGGGCTCTGGTTCGGCGGAAAGTCTCGCGGAAAGTCCGAGCAGAAAGCAAAGTCCGAAATGCAGCAGGCCCAGCAATCCGTGGCGCAAGAGAAAGCCCGCACAGAATCCGTTAAGGTGGCAAGCGATGTTAAAGATGAAGTTATGCGCAGTAATCCTGATTCTGTCCGCGACAAGTTGCGCGACGAATGGACCCGTCCAGGTAATTGATTCAAGCTGCGACTGGGTTCAGCCAATATGGATGGATGCCGGGGAAATCGACCACATGACCGATGGCACCCTGCGCCAGATTCTTACCCACAATGAGACATGGAAGAAAAAGTGTAATGGGGATAAAATGCCAGCCAGTAAAGGTTGACATGATAACCCGATTGAGCAATACTAATATCACAACGTTGCTCCCGTTGTGGTTGTGAAGGTATTTCGTGTTCCTTAATGCACGATGACGCGGGAAAAGAACCGTGACAGGAGGGAAGTAGACCCCGCGAACACAACAGGTAAGGGCATTGACTACACCAGATAAATCTTCGGATGCAATGGTAAAACCATGCAGTGCCCTTATCGTTGTGACCAGCAAGACCATTCTCGGGGCGTGATTATCTTAACGGTAGCGTTTCGTGCTGGGCTGGCAAGTCGTTAAGCTTGAAGGTGTAACTGGTGCGGACACCCACAACGCAACGATAAGAATATTGACCACGGAAAATCTCCGATGACCGTGACGTAATATGATGGGAATGCGAACCGTAAAAGATGTAGCATGGAGTCCATCCAGTATTCTTATCGTTGTGGTGCAGGTTGCAGCAACTCTTGGCGATAGCAACCATATTACGCTAAGGGTGAGAGCCACAGCAAATCGGTCAACTTAGTTGACACCGGACGCGTAACCGGCAATTACCAGATAAGAGCATTAACATCATAGCGCGCGCAGCTTGCAGTACCTTTTTATTGGTAACTGCAGAGGGTAATGGTATGGATATGAATTTTGGTAATGCTGTTAATGCCATGGAAGTAGGGAAAAAGGTAGCTAGAAAAGGATGGAACGGCAAAGGAATGTTTCTTTTCATCGTCGCTGGTGATGCGTGGGGATTAGAAAGCGATATTGAAGGAATTGATGGCCTCTGCGGAGCGCCATTTATTTGCATGAAGACAGCTGATAACAAACTTATACCATGGCTGGCTAGTCAATCTGATGTTTTGGCTGAAGATTGGCAGGAAGTTAATTAACCCGCTCCGGCGGGTTTTTTCTTATCCACATCCTCGTGATATACTGACGTTAATTTTCATGAGGAATCAAAATGGCTAAGAAGCCCCACCTCAAGCTACACAATGACGGCAGCATGTCATATCGCGTGGATGCGTGGGCTAACCCCATCTCCGGGCAGGGCATGCCGGGCATCGACAAAAGCCTCGGGCAAATGCTGTCGCCTGCATTTTCTCATTTGCTGCATAACAACCAGCAGGTGCTGACCAACATCTACCTTTCGGACTGGCTGGCTCGTAAAATCTGCGACCTTCCGGCTGAGGATGCCACCCGCAAGTTTATCGAAATAACCGGGCTGGATAGCGAGGATAAAAAGCGCGTAGAAACCATGCTTGATGACATGGGTCTTCGTGCATCTGTGCGCAAGGGCATCGCCTGGTCCCGCCTGTTCGGTGGTGCTGGCGTCCTGAAGGTTTACGATGACTCACGGCCGCCAGAATCACCGCCATCAGAAACAGCGGCTATCATCGACCTCATCACGCTCGACCGCTGGTCATTGAGTGTTGATGAAATCGACCTAGACCCTGAGTCTCCGCATTATGGGCGCGCGCTGAATTATGTAGCCCGCAACGGCGTTAAATATCACCGCGGCCGAATTGCGCCTTTCTATGGCTGCTCAGTGCCATACGATACCCAGATTGAATTGCAGGGCTGGGGTGGCTCATACGTCGCAATGGCATGGTCTGCGATTGCCGCATATAACGAGACTTTGCAGGATGCCTCATTCCTGCTGAAAGAGTCTGGCGTCGGCATCCTTTCAGTGCCAAACCTGACAGCGGCGCAATCAATGGGCATGACGGCATCTCAGGCCGTAATGAACCGTGCAAACGCCTTCAATCAGGGCAAGTCTATTTACCGCGCCGCCGTGGTGGACTCCGCTGAGAAATTCGAATTCGTTAACCGCTCACTCCAGGGCATCCCCGACTTCGTTGACCGATTCGCTACTGCGGTGGCTGGCGCGACGGGACTGTCTGAAATGATGCTGTTCGGCAAGTCTCCGGCAGGGCTGAATGCCAGTCAGGAAGAAATCCTGTCGGTTTACTACGACAAGATTGCCGCGATTCAGGAAGGCGATCCGTCTGCGCTGGTGAAGTCATGTATTGATAACGTGAAGATGCAGACAGGACTGGACTTCGACTGGAAGTGGGCAGAGCTTAGCGCGATGTCGCCTGACAAGAAAGCAACGTCGATGGCATCGGTTGCGACGGCAATTTCAACGCTTGAGCAATCTGCTGCGCTCACGCCTAACGAGGTGCGCAACCTGGCTAACGATACCGGCCTGTTCTCTCTGGAAGAATTGCCAGAGGATGACAATTCGAATGATGACCCGTTAGGACTTAACTCACTCGGTGGCGAAAATGGCGCAAACGGAATTCCAGAAGCAACTGGAAGCACTGAAGCCGGACAAGAGGAAGCGTAGGGTTCTGCTTTCAGCCCGTCACCCTGTGCGGATTGAACAGCAGTACGCGAAGATTTTGCGAGGCGTGGTAGATGGCATTAATGCCGAACTGAAAACCCGCATTGCTGATGAATTAAAAGCAGAGATTGCGGCGCGGGAGGATGGTTATCGTGCTGATGACCTGTCTGCTGTTCTGCGAGCCATTCGCTCACTGGCGACGGGTAATATTCCAGGACTGTCATTCGTGCGCAATATTGGCGATTCCATTCGTTCAGCAATTGACGGCAACTGGCAGAAAGCAATCAACCAGGCCATTGGCGTCAACGTGGCACTGCCAGGGACCGACATGAGCGCCAACATTGACGCATGGGCTGAGGAAAACACGGCGTTGATTACCAATCTGACGCAAAGTTATTTGAGCAAGATTACAACTGCCGTTAACTCCGGCTTCCGAGACGGCCTGTCATGGCGTGACATCAGCAAAAACATTCGGGAAGAAACCGGGGATGCGAAACGACGCGCCGACCTGATTGCCCGCGACCAGGTTGCCACCATGAATATGCAGGTCACGAAGCAACGCGCGGCAGACCTGGAAATTAAACAATTCGTCTGGCGCACGATGGAAGACCAGCGAGTGCGAGGCAATCCATCTGGTCGCTACCCGAAGGCTAATCCGTCGCATTATGCGCGCAACGGCAAGACGTATAACTGGTCAGATGGCGCTGGTGCTCGTGATACTTTTCCTGGTCAGGCAATAAATTGTCGCTGCTTTGCCGCTAACGTAATTGAGTTCTGAGGACAAAATGAAAAAAGATTATCGCATCGACAAAGGCGGCCGCATCACCTCAAAGGTTGACGACAACGGATACCTGCGCATTGATGGCGTGGTGGCGCATGTCGGCATCCTGGAATATATGGATGAAGACGGAACCATTATCCGGGAGTTCGTGCCGGAAGAAACGCTGTTCGAGCCTGCGTCGCTTGAATCACTGGCTGGCGCTCCGGTAACTTTACAGCATCCGCCGGTAATGGTTACACCATCAAACTACAAGGAGTATTCTCAGGGAAGCGTTAACGGCATGCCTAAGCGTGATGGTGATAATCTTGTTGCGTCAATGCTGGTAATTGGCAACGAAGCTTTACATGCTGTAGAATACGATGGTGTAAGTGAGCTTTCTCCGGGTTATTCCGTTGACCTTGATGAAACGCCGGGCGAATGGCAGGGCCAGAAGTATGACCGTGTTCAGCGCAATCGACGTTACAACCATCAGGCCATCGTGGATGCCGCGCGAGGTGGCTCAGTCTGTTCACTGCGTTTTGATGGCGCAAACGTGCCGAATAACGAGGATAAATCAATGACTCAAATCAAACTGCCCGGCGGCGGCACTGTTGAAGTTGCAGATGCAGCTACGGCAGCGACCATCAACGCGGCTATTGCGAAACAGGGCAAGCGCCTTGATTCCACTAAAGGTCAGCTTAAAAAGCTGGTCAAAGCCATCGCTCCCAAACTGAAACTCGATGCTGATACGGTGATGACCGAATCCGACGACGAGAATCAAGACGAAGCCGTTGCCGTTGACGTTCCAGCGGTAGAGGAAGCAGTAACTTCCGTTGCTTCTGCAATCGACAATCTCCAGGCTCAACTTGACGAACTGGCCGCAGCAGCTGGAGCTACCGAATCGCAGACAACGGAAGAAGGAATGGACAGCGACCAGGAAAAAAACAGCGAAGTGAAAGCCGATGCTATCAGCAAAATGCTGACCATCATCGAAAACGCTAAAAAGCTGAAACCCGGCATCAGCCACCTCGATGGCGCGCGCGTGAAAACCGCCCGTGAAATCCAGGTTGAAGCACTAATGTCTGCCCGCGCTGGCTTTAATGCTGACGGGAAATCTGATGAGTATATCGGTGCGCGTTTTGATGCCGCAGTAGATGGCCTGAAGAATCGCACCGACAGCCTGCGCAATCAGCGACAGGGTCTGAATCTTGATGGCATGGTCAACTCTCGCGAAGAGTCAGGCCAGGCTGCATACAACGCTAAATTCTACGCGGGGAAAGCATAATGGCGCTTAACAACACCTATTCCTTATCTCCTCAGCCATATGCCCCTGGCATGGTTGCGGACGCCCGATTAACACAGACCGTCAGCCGCATCGCATCTGCTGCTATTAACGCAGGTCAGGCCGCTGTTCGTGATGCAAACGACCACAAAGTTAAGCCAGTATCCGCTGCTGGCGACGTCGTTATCGGCGTGGTTCGCTGGGAAGCTACGTGGATGGTTGCTGATGGAGCAACTCAACAGGTTCACGCGATTAACAAAGATGTTTCTGTCGTGACTGATGGCCCGGTGTGGGTAACTGTTCCGGTTGCCGTGACACAGGGTCAACTGGCCTACGCCCTCACCGATGGCACCGGCTTCACCAACGTTGCAACCTCGGCAGCAACACGCCCGGTCGGCATCTTCGACACCTCCACCACTGGTGCAGGCGTTGCGATTGTCAACCTGAAACCTGCCACCACCGCACCAGCCGCCTAACAGGGGATAATAAATGAATATCAATTTACGACTGGATCACATTAAGTCCATTAAGCTGGATGCGGGTTGGGAGTTCCTGCCAACAGCCATTGCACAGCAGGTGGCGCGATCACTTGATGTGCAACAACGTGGATTCCACGCCGATGCTGCAACTGGACTTGTATTTGCACAGCAGTTACAGGCGATGTCAAACCGTATTATTGAGCGACCATATCCGCAATGGAAAGGAAAAAACCTGCTACCAATGCAGAACGAAGCGCCTTTCGGTGCGAGAGAGTTTGCATATCGCGTATCTGATCGCGTTGGGATGCTTGAGCATATTACTAACTATGCTGACGACCTGCCAAATATTGAAGTTACCGGCGAAAAAGTTATCGTTGATATCCACGAGTTTGGCGGCTCATTCTACTACAACCTCCTTGAGGTGGCAGAAGCAAGCCTTGCTGGCACGAATGTCAGTGATCGCAAGATGCAGGTAATTCGCGATGCTGCAGAGCAGAAGCTTGACCAGATTATCTGGGTTGGCGATGCGGAAACGGGAATGAAAGGACTCTATAACGCGGCAAACGTAACCACCCGCACTGCACCAAATGGCGCGGCTGGTACATCTACATGGGCGACTAAAACCGCAGCGGAAATTTATGCCGACCTTGTTTATCCTGTTACCCAGCAAGCTACAGACACAATGGGTGCAGAACGTCCTGACACAATCGTCATGACATCTGCAAGTTATGAGCGTGCCCGCACCACATTCTTCACCGACAACACCGGTGAGAATGCCCTGCAACGCTTCATGACTTCCTACCCGGAAATCAAGATTGAAACTGTTGAGTGGCTGGGGCCTCAGGGTACTGGCCTGGCTAACAGCTCGATGATCCACTATCGCAACGACTCATCAAAAATTGGCGTTGAGGTTCCTAAGCCATTTAATACCTTGCCGCCTGAGCCTCGTAACCTTGCAATTTACGTGGCTGGGTTCCTGTCAACCGCTGGCGTTGTGGTATACTTCCCACTGTCTGTAACTGTAACCAACGGTATTTAATCATGGCTGAAGCTAAAGAAACCAAGAAAGTAACAGTGGTAAATCAGCGCCCGAACCTGCACTACTCCGGCGACCTGAAACTGCTGCCGGGCGTTGAAACCGAGGTAAGCGCAGAGCAACTGGCGTTCATCGAAAGCAACGAAAAGCATCTCGTTGATGCCGGTCACATCGTGATTAAGAAATAATCCGGTGACGTGTTAAAATAAAGGGATGCTACGGCGTCCCTTTTTTACAGGTGAAATATGGCACTAACACTTGCGCAGTTTCGGGCTTCATACCCGGAGTTTGTTAACGTACCGGATGCAGTGATTCAGCGATACCTTACTGAGTTCACGGTTTTATATACCGGCTGCTATGGAGAGTATTACGACGTGCTACAGGGATACTATGTGGCGCACATGCTTGCGACAAATTATAACCTTGCAACTGGTCAGCCTGGTGGGGGTTCGGTTACGGTGGTCACTACCGGGCGATCGGTTGGTGACGTCAGCGTATCCGGGCAGGCAATCGGCATCGGCTCAGATGGCTCAATGTGGGATGGGACGACTTACGGTCAGATGTTCAAAAACCTGATTGCCTTGTTCGGGGCTGGTCCTTACCTCACTCAATCGGCGCATCTCTATGGCTTCCCGTAATAAGCTGGTTATACGCAATCCGAATGCCATCCGAGATATGCAGAGGCGCATCGGTGCGCACGCTGTAGCTGTTGGCGTCCATGGTGACGCTGGAGCACATAAGGATGAGCAGGGGCACGCCACGGGGACAACGGTTGCAGAGGTGTACTGGTGGAACGAATTCGGCACATCGCGCATTCCTGAGCGCCCGACATTGCGACCGACCTTTGCCAAAGAGAAAGTGAAGTATATCCAGATTCTCGGAAAGATTACCGCTCGCGTGATGAATGAAGAGAATTATAATCTGCGTCAGGCAATGGGCAGGATTGGCGAGGTTGCGCAACAGGATGTTCAGCGGGCAATAGTGCAACTGAAGTCACCGCCAAACGCGCAAAGCACCATTGATAAGAAGAAATCAGATAACCCGCTGATTGACACCGGGCAACTGGTAAGCTCAATCAGATGGGCATACGTCAAGCCGGAGGAATAATGTTATTTGATTTTAATCAGGTGTGGGGCGATCAGTTTATTGATTACACCATAATCCGATATTCTGCCGGGGCTGATAATGCCGAAGGGGTTTACGTTCCCGGCTCATCGACCACGCAAAAAATCCAGGGAATGCCGCCGCAGCCACTGAATGAAAAGGAACTGATGCAGTTCACGGACGGGCAGAAGATTCAGGACATCCAGAAGATTTATACATCATTCCCGGTTCGCGTCAGGACTGATGAGGTTAATGCCGACCGCTTCCAGTTTGAGGGTCAGGAATACGAGGTTATCAAGGTGGAAACCCGCGACATCCTCGGCAACTACTACAAAGCCACCGTGCGAAAAATCCAGGGGGACGTGTGAGCATTGAAACAGCATTAACCGCATTGCTTAAGCGCCTGACTCCTGTGGTTAAGCAAGCGCCATATAACGGGAAGCGTCCAACTGGCGTCTACATGACGTTTCAGCCGATGGCGATCATCCCGCAGCGCAGCCCGATGAAGAAGAGGGTATTGCAGTCAGATAACGAGACATTCACGGAAAGCAACTGGTTCCACTCCGAGCTAACCGTGAGCGTCAACGCTTATGGTCCGGGCGGATACTCCATGCTGATGGGGCTGCATGGTCTGAAGCAGTATTATGAGGCAAGAGGTGCGCTTGCTGCAGAAGGCATGGCATTAATTACCATCGGGCAGGCTCGCAATCTTTCAGAGTTAGGCGATGAGGCATACCGCACCCGCTGGCAGTCAGATGTTGTTTTCCATATCTCGCCGATGACGCAATTCGACGACTACCGACTGCGCCAGTTTTACGTGTCGGGCCAGTGGATTTCGCCTGACGATACAATAACCATTGATACGATAGCGCCTGTTTCACCTGCGCCATAATCGTGTGGTATTATTAACATGCAATTGCATCCATAACTGAGGGATCCCCACACATGTCTACGCCGATTAAAAGACGGTTCTCCGTCAATACGCTTTTGGCAGACAAGACCGCCACGGTTGACGTACTTAACCGGGCTGGGCTTATCACCACAAACAACATTTTTTCCGGTGAGCGATATCGCTTACTGACACCAGACTCCTATGCCGACGAAGTGAGCCAGTCAACATGGCCGCTAGAATTCCGCTGGTTGCAAGACCATTTCTCACAGGATGGCGGCGCACCTGCTGACGTTGCAGTTATTTACTGGAACAAGACCGGCACAACCACTCCGGCTACGGCTGGTAAACTCACCGGCGGCGTGCTTTCCTCTGGCGAGCAGGCGCTGGCAAACTTCACATCCATTACCGCTGGCGCACTGACGCTAAGCATCGACGGGGTTAGTAAAGTCGTTACTGCCGTTGACCTCAGCGCTGCAACAAGCATGGATGACGTTGCCACCGCGCTCCAGGAGAAACTGACCCCCGATGCCACTGTGTCATGGGCTGCTGGTACTGGTCAGTTCATCATCACATCTGCAACCACTGGTACGACATCAACCGTCACCGCCCCGGCGGCTACCGAGCTGTCATCCGCGATGAAATTGACGACTGTTGCTGGCGCTGTCCAGACTGCTGGAGCTGCTGCTGTAACTGGCGAAGCATTCCATGATGCCATGAGTGATTTCTATGCTCGCGGTGGCAATGCTTATCTGTATGAATTCGTTGGCAGCGATGCGGCAGCAATCCCTGACCAGCTGACGATTGCCGCGTGGGTTCAGTCCACGCCGGAAAACAAATGCCAGGCGCTATTCCTGACAACCGATCCGAATGCGAAATCCAACACCGCTACCAGTGACCTGGGCTATCAACTGCGCAATACCGGCATGGAACGCAGCTCGGTTATCCATCATCCAACCGGCACTGTGGTAGGCGTAAACCTGACGGGTCAGCGCCCGGATGCGGCAGTGGCAGGCCGGGTGCTGTGGACTGATGCTGGCGCTCAGCAGTGGGACTATAAGCAGCTCACCACGCTCAGTGATTCTGGCTTCACTCCAACCGAGCAAGGCAACCTCCGTGCGAAGGGCTACAACTTCATTGAGACTTTCACCAACACCACGTTCACGCATATGTATCCAGGGCGTACCGTGACCGACCGTGAAATCCGCATTCAGTGGGGTGCTGACTGGTTCGACAACAACCTTCAGGCGAGCCTGGCTAACTACGCATTCCGCACTCCGCTGATGGCATTCGATGAAGAGACATTCACCGATGTTGAAGCGCTGATTCGGGAATGGCTGGAGCGGGCAGTTGACCGCCGGGTTATCCTGGATGATTACACCGTGTCACTACCAGACCCTGACAGCATTCCGGCATCTGTGCGTAAATCCGGCATTGCAACATTCAACGACGTATATCAGGCAACGCTTAATTCGGCCATCGATGGCTGGACGATTCGCGGCACCTGGTCAATTGGGGGTATCTAATCGTGGCGATTTACGATCCGAACAAAGTTACCCTTTCCTGGGGTGGGGTTGCAGCTCGCGCTGTTGCCAACGGAGAAATGTTCAACTTCACATTTAACAATGACGTTTGGAATACTTATCCTTCCATTAAGTCTGGCGGCGCGTTCATTCGCTCGCTGGATGAGTCTGGTACATGTGTCGTTTCTCTGCAAGACGTCAGTCCAACCAAAGCAGCATGGCAGGCATTGTACGCAGCGGGGACTCCATTGCCATTGCTTTTGCTGGACAGGAACAGCACCGGAGAAGTGGCGGGGGCAAAGGAGGCAATCCTTGCCAGACCTCCAGCGATGGTTAAAGCCCAAGAGCTGACGATTGTCCAGTACACCTTTAAGTTCGTTAAGGGTTACATTATTCATACCGGGCAAGCTCTTGATTGATTAATAGGGCCATTAGTGGCCCTTTTCTTTGCGGCAAAAGGCGGCGTGGTTTATAATTAAATAACAAAACACACCTCCGAGGTAAAAATGCCAAAGTTAAAGCCATTCACATTCACGGTTGATTTTGTTAACAGCCTCCTGTCTTATGACGAAAGCACTGGAGAATTTAAGTGGAAAGAAACGGGGCCAGGAAGGAAAAGCGAAGTGGCAGGAACTTACCATCCATGTGGATACAGGACACTTCGAATTGGCGGAAGGCAATGCCTTGCCCATAGAGTCGCATGGTACATCATCACAGGCGAGCAGCCAGAAGAAATAGACCACATCAATGGGGTTCGTGATGACAACAGGTTTTCAAATCTCAGGGCTGCAAGCAGAAGTGAAAATCAATTCAATGTCCCGTCACTAAAGAACAATACATCAGGTGTTAAGGGGGTTTCATGGAACAAAGCGAAGAAAGCATGGGATGTGGAGGTATGGGCCTATAAAAAGAAATACCGAGGTGGAAGATTCCGTGATTTTTCGCAGGCTGTTAGCGCTGTAATCTCTCTAAGGGAAAGGCTTCATCGTGAATTTTGCAATCACGGTGATATAAAAAATAGGGCTTCGGCCCCATTTTTACGCATGTGATGGTTGACACAATAAAAATGGAGTGTATGCTTAGTTCATCAACCACAAGGAGCCATAACATGAGCAACATCTACTGCCGCGCTTGCGGCTCATCAGTGCACGAATCAGCGACCGATTGCCCGTCATGCGGCGCGAAGCAAAACAACAGCAAGTTAAGCAAAACAGCGGCACTGTTATTCTGCTGGTTCCTCGGCCCGTTCGGTGGTCACAAGTATTACCTCGGGCGCCCGCTGGCAGGGACTATCTATCTGCTGTTCTTTTGGACTTTAATTCCTGCGATTTTTGCACTCGTTGATTTGATTGTTCTCGCCTGCAAAAGCGAAGATGAGATTAACCGCAAGTATGGGGTGAAGAAATGAGCCAATATATCGTAGTTAACATCGGATGCATTGAGTGCGGAGTTTCGTCAAACATCGTTGGCGTTTTCGATGACGACATCAAGGCGAATGAGATTGCAGCCAAACTCAATGACACTCACGAATGGCGCGAAGGCGGGCAAAACTCATACGAAGTTTTCCCAATGCCAGAGCTTAACGTTATCAATGAAGAATATTTGCGCGAGGTAGAATGATGGGGTGGATTAAGTGCAGCGAGCGGATGCCGGATGCTGGGCAGGTGGTTATAGGTCTGGACTGGTGCGGCGACGTGGCGGCGTATTGTTTTTCAATCAGTAGACTAGCAACGACGGATAAAGGTAAAAAACCTAAATTCTTCAGGGTATCAGGAGATGCGAGGCTTCATAGTCAATGTAACGCTGTCACCCACTGGCAACCACTCCCTCTACCACCTAAAGACTAACCCGCTTCGGCGGGTTTTCTCATTCCATACCCGACGTGTTATAATTATGTCAACCAAACACGGAGACCCACCATGCAACTCAAAGACATCAAAGCAGGCGAACACACTTTCAGCGTAGTCATGCCAACCACCCGCGAAGGCTTCCGCATTCAGGCCAAGCTGATGAACATCGCGGCGCTCACCTATCAGGGTAAGCTGCAAGGCGACGAGCAATACGACCTGCTGTCTTCCATGCTGAACGGCGCAGAAGTCGATAACCAGCCTCTTGAATTCGACAAATTCTTTGAAGGCCAGATTGACCTGGCTGACACCCTCTTCTTTGCCTACGTGAAGGAGATGTACCCGAGTTTTTTGGGGAAGGCGACCGCTATGTTTCAACGCAAGATGGCGGAGAACTCCGGGTCGGCGGAAAGCTGATTTACACGCGTGACATCCAGCCGTCATACTCTGATGAGATGGCGGCAGTAATGCGCGTAGCAAAAGCATATTACTCAAGCCCGGATGACGTACTGAACAAATGGACGTACCATATGTTCCTGGACTGCTGCGAATCCCTTCACGTCGAAGCTGAGATTAATCGCAGAATCAACGAATCACTTTACGAGGCCGACTGATGGCGTTTGTCACTGAGCTTTTGGGTTATATCGGCCTTGATGTTGATGACGCCTCATTTAATGAGGCTGAGCAGTCCGTTAAGGGCGTTACTAAGGTCATGGCTGGCCTTGTCACCATTGCGGCATCAGTGGCTACAGCGGTCACTGGCGCGGCTTATGCAATGGTGAATGACTTCGCCAATACTGCAACAGAGCTTGACCAGTTAACAAAGCGCCTTAACGTCAACGCAGAAGCATTCCAGGCTACGGCATACGCAGCAAAATCATACGGTATTGAGCAGGACCAGTTAGCAGACGGCATGAAAGAGCTGTCTATGCGTGCTGGTGAATTTGCGCTTACCGGTGAGGGTTCATTCAAGGATGTTGCATCCCAGCTCGGACTGACCCGCAAACAGGTAAAATCCTACGGAAACGATGTTAACGGCCTGTTTGACCTGGTGCGCGATAAGCTGGCTGGGATTCAGAATCAGGGTCAGCGGCAATTCCTTGCTGATGCCCTGTTCGGTGGCGGTCTGGCTGATGTTGGCGGTGAGTTTTTCTCGCAGACCTCCGCAAGCATCGCGGAACTTCAGAAGCAGGCGCGAGAATCCGGGCTGGTAATTAGCCAGGATACGCTTGATATGTCCCGCGAATATACGCGAGAAATGGACGCGCTACAGGCTAGGATTAAAGGCTTGTGGAATATCGTCGCATCAAATCTTCTGCCGGTATTCACGCGCATCACCAGACAGGCAAAGGAGTTTTTCGACCTACATGGTGAGGATATCGTAGACGGCCTGACCGCTGCGATTAACGGACTCATTACCGCCATCAAATACCTGGGCGTAGCCGCAGCCATTGCCATGCCTTACCTGATTGGTTCAGCCGCTATCGCGTCATGGGTCAAACTCATCGCGCTGACTAATGCGCTAACGACGGCATTTGCCACACTGCGAGTTGCCGCTCTGCTGGCATGGGCTTCCGCTGCCCTTTTCCCTGTGCTTATCGGCCTGGCTATCGGCGCTGCAATAATTGCCATTCAGGATTTATACGGCTACTTCAACGGCAGCGACTCGATTACCGGGCGCATCATTGAAAGTTTCAAAGGAATGGATTTAAGCGTCAGGAAGATATGGGACGGCCTTGTTGATTACATCATTAAGGCCATAGGCAAGATAGATACAGCCCTTTACAACGCCATGCCTGAATGGGCGCAGAAACTTATGACGTTCATGTCTGGCGGGTCGTACAACCCAAACAGGAATTATAAAACACAAAGCAACCTACAGCCTGAAATTCCTGGCCATGAGCGCATTCCTGGGTACGTGGAAATAGTAAAAGGCGCAAACAGGCAGTTAGACATACCTAACGATAATGTTATTGCCCCGCCAACAATGGCGCAAGGGATGGCGCAGGCTAATGCTGGTCGAGGAAATGTCATTACCACTAACAGCGGGAATACAACAGTTGGCGAGATTATTGTCAATGGCGCTGAGAATCCGGCTGCAACAGCTCAGGCTATACGGCAGGAGCTACGCAGAGACAACGCATCCAGAACGAAAGGAAGCGATACGGGGGTTAGATACTGATGCTTATCTTCGAACCCGGAAAGCTGAGAAAGCTGTTTGGCAGCGACTACAACCAGATTTCAGTCATTCCGATTGATGTGACTCAGGTTGAGACGCATACGTTTAACCACACCATCACCCGCAAGCCAGTGCAGGACGGGGCGACAATCTCAGATAACATCCTGATTGAGCCAGACAGTGTGACCATTCAGGGAATCTTCACTGACCAGTCACTACTGAATAAGGGGATTGAACTTGTTCAGTCAGCACTGGATGACGGATTTACCCCGTCCACAATGAGCACGTGGGAAGACAAGCTCGCCAAGCTGCATGAGATTCGCAAGATGCGCGAGCCGTTTACGCTGGTGACGTCACTTGGCACCTACAAAAACATGTTCTTTGATGGGCCTATTACCGTCAATCGTGACCTGACGACCAGCGACGCGCTTTTCTTCACAGCCACGCTGACTGGCATTAACATAATCTCAGCACGAACCACGCAGGTTCCTGCCAGTGCAATGAGCGACAACAAAAATGGCGGGTCGAAGAAGATGGCCCCGAAAAAGGATGTTGGCAAGAAATCGAATACCGCTGGTCAGACTAACGCCGCGGGACAGAAGGTTAGCACCGCCACCCAGGATCGCTCAAAAACATGGGCAGTTAGCATTAAAGACTGGTTAACTAAATAGGGTTAGCAAATGGACAATATCCTTATACCAATTGAGCAGTACCCAGACCAGACTATGCGTATGGACCTGGACGGAAAGCCAACAACCATTCGCCTGTATTGGTCTGATTTCGATGAAAGCCTTTCAGTTCTCGCCGCTGATGATGGGTGGGTTCCGGAAGGATGCTGGAATATGGACATCTCAAACGATGAATTTGAGGCTTATGGCATCGTCATTACTGGCGGGTGCGACATTCTTGAGCCTCACGCTCAGGCATCGCTTGGTGGCATGTTTCTCGTCACGGTAACGCCAGAGCAAAAAGAGTTAACGTTTGAGTCGTTCGGCGTTGACCATCTGCTGCTGTACGTGCCAAAAGTTAATTACGATGAGTTTGTTGCTGACATAGGTTACGCGCGATGAGGTATTTCAAGGGCGAGGCTTATCTCGAGGTTATCTACGAAAAAGAGGCCATCGTTTACGACCAGAAGAATGACGCCGGGCGCATGTTACAGGTTGATTTCGATATCAAGATGAGCCGCAGCAAGACGCCAAATCAGGGCGTCATTGCGATTTATAACCTGGCAGAAACAGACCGCAGGCGCATTGAGCGTGATGCCAAATCCGTTCGGCTGTACGCGGGTTACGATGGTGATAATAAACTCATCTTCGTTGGTGATGTCGTATTCGTTTCGACGGCGAAAGAGGATGTTGACTGGAAAACCGAGATTAAAGCCGGGGATGGATTCCGCTCGTTCAGCCAGTCTATTACCAGCAGGAATTACGCAGCAGGAACGCCGATCAGGACTATCATTGAGCAGACAGCAAAGGATATGGGCATTGCCATGAAGGAATCAGCCAACATCCTCAAGGGCTCACTTGATGGCTCCATTACCCTGCATGGCAAGAGTCAGCTCGCACTTGATCAGGTTGTGCGCAACGCTGGCGGGCAGTGGTCTATTCAGGACAACGAATTACAGGTCACACCAATAACCAAGCCGATTGATGGCGAGGCTATCGTACTGGATTCATCATCCGGCCTGCTGGAAGCACCATCGGTATCAGAGAAAGGTGTAAATATTCGTTGCCAGCTTCACCCCGATTTGAGACCGGGCAAGGTGGTGAAACTTGAATCTTCATCGTGGACGGTAGACTCTGGCGGCACTGGCGTGATGGATGGCTCGCAGACGACAAAGAGCAGCAATGGCGGCTCTGATTCCAGTGCGCAAAAGGAAAAGACCTACCCTGTCGAGCGCGGCAAAGATTATAATGGATTCTATATCTGCCAGTCAGTGCAGTTCGTTGGCAATAACGCTGGCGGACCATTTGAATGCAGGCTTGAAACGATAGAGTTACCGAATGCAACTTGATACCTCAATGCACGAGATGGAGAGCGATGAATCTCTCCTGTACTCAATAGACCAGTTCTCGCTATCCATGCGGACAATGATGCTGGCAGAATGCGTATCATTTGATGCTGGGCGAAACTGCGTAACTGTCCAGCCACTTTTGCAGACCAACATTGACGGGAATGTCATCAACATCCCGCCGATAAAAGATGTGCCTGTTGGATTCTATCAGGCTGGCGGTTTCGTCATAACCCACAAGCCTGCCGCTGGTGATGTCTGTATGCTGCTGATAAGCGACCGCAACATCTCTAAATGGAAGCTAACAGGCGGCATCGTTGACCCGGCAAGTCCTCAGCACCATAACATTAATGATGCCGTGGCCTACTTCGGTCTGAATGCGTTTCCTGACGCTGTGGGCGGGGTGCGGGATGGTATTGACGTGCGCTCGCTTGATGGCTCCGTTAGCCTCCATGTAAATGCATCATCTATCACGGCAAAGGTTGGTGATTCTACTCACACCCTGTCGGCATCTAATTACTCGCTGTCGGTTGGCGGGGCCAACACCATGACAGCAACGGATTCAGGTGTAAACTTCGGCGTCCCAGTCACCATGCCAAATGGCGCGACGATTAACGGCATTTCGTTCAATACCCATAGGCACACCGGAGTAGATACAGGTAGCGGAACATCAGGAGAACCGACTTCATGAGAAGCGATTTATCACTTGATAGCGATGGTTGGGATTTGGTCATTACCGATGATATCGGCATCGTTGAAAATGCCTCCATGACATCACAGGACAGCAAATTTTCACTCCAGCTCATCCAGGGCGAAGTGTTCGACGATAACCGCATCGGGATGCCGTGGCTGACCGATATGGTTAACCCGCAGGTCAGCATCGCCGCGAAGAAACAAATCATTCGTGATATCATTATGACTACGCCTGGTGCTATCGAGATAACACGACTTGAGGTGGTTGTTGATAATGAGTCAGGCATTGCGTCTTCGGTATTCGAAGGCATCACCGATAATGGAGAGGTTTTCGGTTCATCCATCGGGAGCATTGAGTCTAAGCCACCAGTCACAAACAAAAACGTTGCAGCACTTAACGACTACCTCATCATTTTACAATAGGTGATAAATTGGAACTCAAAACATACTTCGCGCAAGATGCTGCTGGAAACATAATTTCATCAGCTATCGTCAACGTGTTCCTGCAAGGCACAACCACACTTGCTACCGGCTTGACTCGCGCTGATGGAACTCCACTTGAAAACCCATTCGCGGCGGATGGTGCTGGCCGTATCCAGTTTCGTGCCCCTGATGGATATTACGATATTCAGGTAAGTGCTGGATCAGGAATAATCCAGACATTGACGATCCAGTGCGTTGACTACTCTGAAGCAAAAAGCTCAGCAGAACAGGCGCAGAATTCCTTAAACAGCATTACCGGAATCAACACTAATTTTGAACAAAACTCACGCGAGCAGTGGCGTCGCAGTCTTGCTGAGGCAGGCTTAACACTTGTTGATGGTAGCTTTGAAGAAGGTGCCACCGTAAATAGCAAAACGGATGCGGTTTGGTATATCGCCGGAGGGCGGTGTTATACGTGGGATGCAGGTGGAGCTAAAACCGTACCTACTAAATCAACTCCTTCATCAACTGGCGGCGTTGGGTTGGGGGCGTGGGTTGATAAGAGTGGTAGTGCTACTGCATTCATTCAAGAGGGTACCGGTGCAGTCCCACGGACGGCTCAGGACAAAATGCGCGAGGAATACCCCAGTATTGCTGATTATGGCGCAGTAGGAGATGGCACGGATGATACCGCTGCATTTATACTCGCCCAAAATGCTCACCCTTTTATTGAAGTGCCAGCAGGATTCACCTGCAAAGTCCAAGCGGGGCTGCAATACTGGAAATTCTTCGGCAGAGGCTCTGTTTCGGAGCCAGGACGAACTTGGTCATTAACAGCTCACCCGCAGACAACCCAACAAAATAAACACTATGTGGAAACTTTTGGCACCTATGAAGGCGCGGCTGGTCAGTCTATATCTATCAACTCAGGTCTAGGGCAGGAAAAGGGCAACACGCCAATACTGGGGACCGACTCTCAGGGGTTGGCCCAAGTATATTCAGGCCGGGATCATGTCGGCCAGATAATATATGCGAAAGGTTTTATCCCTGACGTGCTTGATGCCACGACCGCGTATACGCTTAACACCTTGGGAAACGTAGCGGTATCCGGCCTTTACGCATCAGGCAAGATTAAACCTGGAATGATCATAGATACGCAACACACCAATCCATGTACTGGGATAATCAAGTCGGTTGGTGGAAATACAATTGAGGTGGATGCGTGGTGGCCCAAAGTAGGTGCCTCGCCAATAACTCCAGCCAATGGTGTTGGCGCAATCATTAATCCAAACAACAAGATTTTCGGCCAAAACGTGGTAGTGCAAACCACAGGTAATGGCGGCACCACTGGTGCCAAGAATTCTGTCGGTATTGAGGTCAACATTATCACCCCGGCGTCTGCCACGCCTATATCGGGGACATATGGCTATGATCTTTCCGTGCTGAATGGAGGGTATCTTGACGTTGGGTATCAAATCTACGGCAAGCGAAACATCAGCTTTTACAGTAACAATGCGACTGGCGGCGGTGGATACGGGTTCCGCTCAGTAGGCGACATTCGAGGGCTTTCCGTAGAAGATGCGATTACATCCCCAATAGATGTGATTCAAGCAGGGGTATCGAAATTTTCTGTCAGTCCGCTTGGTTTGATTTCTTCTGCAGCTGGGGTTGATCTAAGCGCTGTGAAGTTTAGAAGCATCGGACCAAATAAAGTTGACATAAACCCTGTAAATGTAGGAACTGAACCAGCTAACGGGAGTTTTATATGGATTACGGGGTTCAACATCTCTGGCGGAGCGGAGGCATCTTTTGTCCTAGTTGTTAGGGATGGGGTGATCGACACGATCCTTAGCTCAGACGGAAGCGGACTTGGAATTACGTTTTCTGTTGTTAGAAGGCAGCTAAAAATTAAAACAACGTCAGGCGTCTATCAATTCACTGGTATGCAATTCCTAACATAAACAGCGGAGATAGAATTACGACATACCACTGCCGCGCCTTGCCAACCCACTTCAGTTCGATGTGGGTTGGCCATAAATGCCCTTAACCAGAGCACCAACCCGATGTTGCAGCCCTGCTTCGGGGGGGGAAATGAATGCTTACTTATTGATGACAAGAGGCCAAAAATGGCATTCAGCACAATCCACATAAACTATGGACTGCAAGCGCATGTCATCGCCATGTGATAAAATGATGAAAACATTATCGGGGGTGGAATGGGTACGACAATCGATGAAACAGGTTTCCATCGCGACAGGTATCAGGATGTTCGCGAGGAGAATGCGCAGAGGTGGAATGATTCGTTTCCAGATATGGACACCAGCACACCTCGCGTGGCCGGTCGAATCATCTCTATCCAGTCAGCAATACATGACAACCTGAACGCAAAGGCTGAGTATGTCCTTAACTCATTCAGCCCGTTCACTGCTATAGGTGCGCAGTTATCAAACCTTGCACCATTGATGAACAAGCGTCGTCTGCCGCGCATCTTCAGCCAGGTGACACTGCAATTTAATGCTGGTAACAGCGGTGCTACTGTTCCTGATGGGACTATCGTTTCTTCATCACTGGATAAAACAAAAAAATTCGCCACTACTCAGGATTTGGTTATTGCTCCAAATGGAAATGGCGTAGTGCTTGCTGAGGCCATTGAGGCCAGCAATTTCAAGCCAGCAGCAGGGACAATGACGGTTCTTGAGTCTGGCGTATATGGCATTTCATCGGTAACAAATCCTAATGATGGGACTCTGGGGCGTGCGCGAGAAACCGACGCACAGTTGCGTTTCCGTATGCTGCAAACATCATCTGCGGCAAGCGGCACACCTGAAGGGATTTACACTGCGGTAAGTCAGGTTGATGGCGTAACTTATGCGTCATTACTTGAAAACTTCACCGATACAACTAACACCGCTGGGATGCCTCCCCACTCAATCATGCCCGTTGTCGATGGTGGTGATGATAATGAGGTGGCACTTGCCATTCTTGAGACCCGCGCCGCTGGCATCCAGTTCACTACTTCTGCAAACATCCCAGCGGCAACATGGGAAAGTGTTTCTGTAATCAACCCTGCTAACGGGCAATCAGTCATGGTCTGGTTTGTAAGGCCAACAAACACCACAGCAGACATCGCCATTGATATAAGCACTGACGCAAACTTCCCCGCCGATGGGCAGCAGCTTATCAAGGATGAGGTGGTCAACTTCGTTAATGCCTGGCCGATTGGCAAGGTGCTTTATGCCAGCAGGCTTTATACGCCTGTTAACCTGGTGCCTGGTGTTGACATAAACTCGGTGACGATTAACGGAACTGACCGCGTGATCCTGACAGCATATCAACGCCTGAATATTACTGATGCAAACATCAGTATCACGGTGACGCCATGAGCACGTTTTATCAGAAATATTCCCACGAGCTGATTGTTAACCAGTTGAGGGATTCGCCAAACTATATAGAAGTGATTCGGTTGCTTGCCGAGGATTTCGACGCAGTCAGCGACATATACGACTACATAGCGCAAAACATCAACATCATGAATGCCGGAGGTGTATGGCTTGATTTGATTGGCGATATAGTCGGTGTCAGTCGTGTTTTTGATAAAGAGACTCAGCCTACATTTTTTGGATTCTCAGACCAGGCAAACGTTACAGGATTTGGTCAGGCCAGATTCAGGGAGCCAAATGATAAAACAACGGCATCATCAATCCTTAACGATGATGATTACCGCGTGGTTATCATTGGGCAGATAGCCAGAAACTATGGTGATGTATCAGAGGTTGGTGTAGCAACATCAGTATTGAATATGACTCAGGCAGACCAGGTTCTGGTTTATCAGGGAAGTCCAGCAGAGTTCAATATCTACATCATCGGGCTGGTTAGTGATAACATTAAGTCTATACTGAACGGGTCGGACATCATACCAAGAGCTGCTGGCGTGAAGGTGAATTTGTTCTTTAGTGGTGACGGCAACATCTTCGGATTTGCTGACCAGCCAGGAATGAAAGGCTTTGGTGTTGGGCATTTTATTAACTAAGAGGTGATCGCATGGCTCTGCCAGCAGATTTCAGTAAAATTTTCGGCTCTACCGCCACTGGCGGATTAACGCCAATCGGTGATGTTAACTATGCAAAGGGTTGGGAGTTTGTGGGGTCAAACCCACCAACGAAAAATGACTTCAGCTATCTGCAAAATTTATCAGACCTGAAATCTCAATGGCTATATTCAAATAAGCTACAAAGAACAGACCCATTCGGAGATATCAAGTCGGATGGTGCGTCGGCAATATCGGCGGCTCTCTCAAACCTTGGTCTGAAATCTGCTTCCCAGCGTGATGTTGGAACGGGAACTAATCAAATCCCAGACATGAACTCATTTACTTCAGGCCCTGGCTGGATGAAATTTCCATCTGGTATAATTATTCAATATGGGAATAAGATATCCAGTGATAGCGGTTCAGTTGCTGTTAGCTTCCCTATCCCTTTCCCGACACAATGCTTCGGA